TGTAGAACCTGCTTTAGAACATCTTGGGAGAGTTTTTACACAAATATCTCAAGATACTTATTCAGCTCAAAAGGTATTTAGGATTGTACAACCTAACGGAAAACAAGAAAAGAGTGAAATAAATGTACCAATCTATAATGATTTTGGAGAAGTAATCGGCAAATTCAATGATTATCAATCTGCTAGATTTGATATAAGAATGGTCGGTGGTTCTACTATGCCAGTTAATAGATGGGCATTAATAGAAGAATATTTCAAATGGTTCCAGGCTGGGTTAATTGACGATATAGCCATGTTGCAAGAAACTGACATAAGAAATAAAGAGCAAGTAGTTCAAAGAAAGAGTCTATATGCTCAATTACAAAGTCAACTTGCACAAATGGAAGAATCTGTAAAAGATAAAGAGGGAACTATTGAAACCCTTGAGCGTCAATTAGTACAAGCAGGAATAAAAATGAAAGTCAAAGAAGGCTCTGAATTAGTAGACAAAGAAGTCTTACAAACTCAACAAGAGCAAAGATTGGCAAGGAATACTATACAAAATGAGATTAAAACAGCTACAAAAGAAATGAAATTAGCTGTTCAGGATAAGAAAAGAAAATCTGTTGAAAAATAGTATTAGGAATTGTAATATAAAGGAGTAAAATATGGCAGAAGAAACAAAACAGGACAACGTGAAAGCTGAAGATGCCCTTGAAGGTGGTTTAGACACCCTCGGCATTGAGCTATCATCCCCTGAAGAAGATGCCGAATCCGCAGAGTTCTTCAGTGCATTAGACCGTTCCGTAATGGGAGAGGCTCTAGATGTAGACGAACCTGCGCAAGTAACACAAACAGCACCAGTAACTCCACAACCACAAGAGGTCGTGGACCCTGAGACTAACACAGCCGGCATGGAAGAAGAGCTGGCACAGTTGAGAAAGAGATATGGAGATAGCTCTAGAGAAGGTAAGAGATTATCTGAAGAACTAGATGAGATCAAACCATATCTACCTGTTCTTAATGCAATGAGAGAAGACCCCAATTTAGTTTCCCATGTGAGAAATTATTTTGAGGATGGTGGTTCCGCACCGGTTTCCGTAAAAGAGAAACTTGGACTAGACGAAGATTTCGTGTTTGATTATGATGAAGCTATTGATAATCCAAATTCAGAAAGTGGAAAATTGTTCAACACCACAGTAGATGGAGTTGTACAACGTAGACTAAATGATTTTGCGAAAAGACAAGCTGAAGATACACGAAAATTAGCGGATGAATCTTCATTTAAATCACGAAATAACATGAGTGAGGAAGACTTTGCAGATATGATGAGTTTTGCTAAAAATCATACTCTAACTCTTGATGATATTAATTATCTAAGAGGGAGAGAGCAAAGAGAGAAGAACATTGCTAATTCCGCAAGGAATGAGACGATGGAACAGATGAAAAGCGTTAGACAGAGACCTGGGTCTTTAGCTAATAGCGGAGGTGGAGTTCCTGAGCCTGATAAAACAGTTGACGATCAAGTTTTTGAAAAGATTATGGGTACTGGCGGAGCCGAATTAATGTTGTAAACCTTATAAACAAGGAGATTAGAAATGGCACAATCAGATGCTGCATATCCAGCTAGTCATCCTCTGTACGTTAAGCACTCAAGTGGCTTAGACGAAGGTTACGCGGCATCACAAGGTTCTAGCCTTTCTACTGGCGACCTTCGGAGACGGTATAATTTTGCCGATAGATTCTCTGAATTAGCTATTGAACAAACACCATTCTTTCGTTTGGTATCAAAGATAGGTAAAAAATCAACTGATGACCCGTCCTTCAAATTTACAGAGAAGAGACAGTCTTGGATGAAACGATATGCATACGTGGTAGGTTGGAGACACGGTTCCACAGATGTATTAGACAACGCAGAAGTTAAGAATTCCAGTAATGCTACTATTGCAGCTGGTGGTACAGTTAAGCTATATATGGCTAGTGACTACCTATCAGCAGGTAATATTCAGAATATTTCTGGACAATCTAACGGAGCAATAAAAGTAGGAGACGCAGGAACTGCTCCTGAGTTCTTACAAAAACAATCAATAATCAAAGTTAACATGAGTGAAGCTGCTGGTGGAAGTACCGCTATTAGCGACTATATGTTAGTTCGTATTGATGCTGTAGATGCGCAAGCCGCAAAAAACCTTAGTGGTGGTGGCGGAAGTGCAAGTGCAGAGGTGAAAATGATTACTGGAACCGTACTAAGGGCTTCATCAACCGCAGCTAAAGAACTTTGTTCTTTCTCAAGTGATGATCCTGTATGTGTTGCTTACGACAAAGAAATTCATAGCGATTTAGAAGCTAAGAGAAGTTATGTTGTTGGTAATTCTCACCAAGAAGGTTCATCGTTACTCGGTGAAACATGGAAAGATAACCCATACAGTACTGGTTATGGACAAACTCAGATTTTTAGGTCTGAATTTGGTATGACCAATACTGCTCGTGCAACTGTACTCAAATATGAACCTAATGAATGGGCTCGTGTTTGGAAAGACAAACTCATTGAGCATAAATGGGATATTGAACAAGCTGGTTTATTCAGTAAACAATATACTGCTGGTTCTGGCGATAGCGCTGCGAATCATACTCAAGGAGCTGTAGATTATATTCTAAACTATGGTAACTTATTCTCATTAACTCATTCAAGTAAGACTATTGATGACTTTCTTGATGATATGAGTAAGTATGTTGATCCTCGATACAATAGTCAAAAAGCAACAGTTTATTTCTGTGATACAGAAACTTGGAACTGGATGCATAAACTTGGTGGATTCTTTAAGAATAACATCTCGATTGACGATCAGTTTCGTGCTGACTTAGCAGTGGCAGGTAGGAAAAAAGTCATGGGACTTGACGTAACAGTGTTCTCAACTGTTTATGGTGATATTAACGTAACCCGTTGTATCGCACTAGATGGTAGCGGGGTAAAAATCCTCGGAGTTAACATGAATAATGTTAAGTACAGACCTTTAGTTGGTAATGGTGTTAATCGTGATACATCAATTTATGTTGGTGTTCAAGACCTCTCTAATAGTGGTGTTGATAAACGAGTTGACATGATTCTAACAGAGGCTGGCTTTGAGTTCCAAATGCCAGAATCACACGCTATTTGGAAATAATGGCGTAATGATAACTATAGCCAAAACCCCGTTTGCTCTTTTGTCCTCCTTTCTGCTTACGGGGTGGAGGCTATTAATTATAAGGAAAATTTAGATGGCAAATACATTAAATATTTCAGCATCATTAGACCCTATTCTAGATACTTCTACAACAATAGATAGTGCAGTCTATACTGAATCGGCTGTTAATAAGAATACTGGTACTCTTGGTGGTTTATATAAAAGTTTACAATATGATTCTAGTTCAGCTAGAAAATATGTAGGTATACCCGCAGGTAGCGCAGGGGCTGTAAGTACTGATGGGACATGGAAATCTGCTCCAACAAAAACAGGTAGTGCAGACCCTGTTAAAGTACAAGCAATAGCGGTAAAATTTGATTCTAGGAATGCTGGAAGTAGTAGTGTAATCAGAGTTACTATTGGAAGTCAAGCTCATGCTAGACTCACAGTTGGAGAAGCAGTTGTTATACCTATTTCAGGAGCCGATAATGGTGGTCTTGCAAAAGCAAATGTTAAAATACATGATGAAGGGTATTCATCAGGATCACATGAGGCAAATGTAACAGTTATTTTAATAGGTAAAGCTTCTTAATGAAACTTTGGGAAAGAGTTAATAACGTA